TATAATTTTTTGCTATCATTTTTCCTGAGGCTACTGAAACAATAGTCTGGCTATAACTGTTTTTACCTACTCCAAGAACAAGATAAGGTGGCATTGCTGATTCGCGTGAAGGTAAAGCAGAAGCGTGGTTTCTCCATACTTCTATCTTAACACTTGTGGTCATGGCTGTCCAAGGATTTTCTAATACAGTAAATGTATTTGCTGCTTTATTGAACCTACATTTTCTGGATTCACCTTGGGAAGAACCAGCCACTGCTGTTACAATAACTATTTCATTGTCATTTAACCAAAATCCATTAAGACGCGCATCTAAAGTAAATATTGACTGTGAAGAAACAGCAGAAGGAAAACCTTCAAATATTTTATCCCAACCTACAAAACCCCAGTTTAATCCACCTGGCCCGTATTTAATAGCCAAAGAAGGACTTCCTACACCGGCAACAGCCGTTAAACCTCTATTTTCTTCTAATTGGATATTGTCGTTACCGTCCAGTACAGCAACAACATTATTCTTACTATCTTGAGGTTTGATTAAATTGTCAATTTTTGCTGCTGACGGTAAGGATATTTCATTAGTTACCGTTATGTTTATAAGATCAGCTACACGGGCAGCTCTAACATATAAACGGATTTTCACACCGTAATCAGATACTTTAGGAAAACTAGGATCGATCTTGCCGTGCGCAAATAGAATACCGGCATCTGTCCATAGAGCTATTTCAGTTAAATCCCATTGACCTGATACTGGATAAAATTTAGGAACATTTACTACTACCTTAATAGTAGATTGCGTAAGTGCTTCAATAGATTCTATAGTACCTCTATATAATTCAGTTCCTGTTAATCCGGTATCACTTGGGTCAGGAGTAAATCCAATTGGATTTGAAACGGAGAATTCTTTAAGGTTCAATCTAAATCCGCCTGCACCTGCATCTGCCATTGCATTGATGCCAACATCGGTTGGTGTTATAAACATTTTCTATCTCCGTTAGTAAATAGTTAATTCTAGGTCTTCGATTTCCATTGCACAATCTACACCAAACGCCATATTGTTTGGCCAATCTTCTACATTGAATATAATTAAGAAAGATAGCTCTTTAACAACCAGTGTTATAGGTGCAAAATTGTAAAACAAGCTAATTGCTTTTTGGTATAAAGTTTCGCCCGAACTCAAAATTAATGAATCAAAATCAACAAGATTCATTGATACATTTATATGAGTTGATTTAAACCAAGTACCTCCATCTATTATTAGAGGACCTCCTGGTGTAGGATAGAAATTTTCGTAATCTTCAGTATACAAATATTCTACATCAATTACTGAATTTAAAATTATTTCAAGGAAATTTTTAAAGTAAATGGTACTATTGTTATTTGGAAATAGTGGTAACTGCGTAACTATTTTTGTCAAATTTTCTTTATGTAGATTCAATACATCTTAGGTTAAATCAAACCCTAATAATCTTGCGGTATGCTCAAGGATCTTTCTATCCATACCGCGTTTAATATGGCGTATTTTTGATAATTGCCTAATAGGATCTTCCACATTGGAATAAAAAACATCCCTAATAACTTTAGCTAAGTCATTCCAGGTTTCGCTGTCATTTAAAATTGGCGCTAATAAATTTGTTATGTCGGCACGATCTTCAGCCATGATACACCTTTAAAGTCTATCGTTGTAATAACGACGTTCAGAATATTTAACCTGTATATCTAACGTGGTTAAATTCCACCATATATAAGGTGCTTCTGGATTTATATCCGAAGTTAAATAGAAATCAGCTACAGGATTGTGAATAACAACATAATCAACGTCTGCTACATCTGCGGCCGCATGTATATCAGAAACAGCTATTCTTTTACCTAAAGAATCGGTTGTTTTTTCGAACAATGCCTGGATACGTTGTTGTACAACAGGTAGTACTTCACCTGGAACGGCAGATGCTTTTAATGCTATAGTTAAACTTACAGATACGTCCATTCTAGTTGGGTCATACCTCTGAATTTGAACAGCGGCATGGGTTACTTCATTAAACCATAATTCAAAAGCATTCCACTCTGGTAAAGTAAAACTATCTGCATTATCGGGCAGTATACATACTCGAATAACATTCATCCAACGTAAATCGTTAGGTGCTATATCCCTTTGGGCTTTTATTTCAGCGCAAGCAACTCCTGGATAAGAAGTGGCTATAGCTTTATAATCTGAATAATTTACCGCCCTACCACCGGATTTCTTTATGTGAGGTGCAAATACTTTGTAGAAACCTGAATCTTTTTCATCAGCACCACCAACTATAGGTGTAGTGGTAATTCCTTTTATATTAGAATCACCGTCATATTGAACCTCTATTCCCGCTGCTCCGTTGTTGCCAGCACTTCCAGTGGTTACAGCATAAATTACTTGTATGTTGTAACCTATAGGTGGTATTTGTCCGTGGTTACCATCACCGAATTGAAGAAGAACGTCTCCGTTACCATCCGTTCTATCGTAATAAACAGGTTCATCTAGTTCAGCCAACCATAAGCCTTCTTCTATTTCTGACCACTGTGTTTCTACTTCAGTAGCCGTATTTATAAGACTAACATAAACGTCATTATCCGAAACAACAAAATTCGGTTCTTCTAATAAGACTTCTTGAAAAGCTATTGACTTACCTTGAAAAGTTTTTGTTTTTAATTCGCCTTGAAATAAATCAATAGCGGTTGACGTTGCCTGTCCGGATGAAAATACAATAGGATCACGATTAAAAAATTTAACACCATCAATAGTAAAAGTCGAAAGCCTGGGAATCAAATAAGGTAAAACTGTATCTGTTCTGGTGAAAGGCACAGATACGAAAGCGGGAGTTTTTCGTGTTATATGAACACCCAACATATCGGTACTTGCATATATTGAACTATCGCGTAAAGCCGTTGAAGGAAAGGCCTCCCTGAAAGATAACTCTACACCAAATTCATTGAACGCACCTATAGCACTTATTGCTTCTAACAAAGTTTGACCTGTACCTGATGTTTGCATATCAAGCCAAGTTTTCTTTGTACTAAGAGCAAGTTGTAACTGTAGGACCAGAGAATCAAAATCAGGTTTTACTTTAGATAACAGAATAGGGATCATAGTATATACCTAGTGCTACAGTGTTTTTAGATCTAAGTTAAAATTAAAATTTAGAGGGGCATTTGCTAATCTTGGAATATACCCACTCAATTCTATGTAATAGTCCTGACGTTCAATATCAGGTAAAACCTCTATGTTTTCTAATACAATTCGAGGTTCATTTTGAAGAATATCCTCCTTAAGTGTATTCTTCAAAGCTGTGGCTGTAACATCGTCAATTGGTTCCCATACATAGGCTAACAAGGATGATCCAAAATTTCTCCTGAAAGGTCTACTTCCTTTCTTTGTGTGTATAATTGTAAGTATAGAATTTCGAATAGCATCTTCATTATAAACCGTTTCATACTTACTCTGACCCAAAAACATATTTACGTCAGAATAAACTATTTGATTTTCAGGATTTACAGCTTGAGAATTATAGATAGACATACTATACCTCGGTTAGTAAGCATGAACTTTATTTTGAGCAATATTTGGATTAGGAATAATTTGGTAGGTATCCGATCCAAGTTTAAGCGTGTCTGCTATTCTAGCTTTTGGCAATCCTGAGGCAAATACTTTTGTCGATGCGGTGTCCACAACACTGCCATCCGTATATAAATCTGTTAAACGTAATACTGGAATACCGTCTACAAAAACTTTGGTATCTAGTGATATACCTATATATGGTGGATTATTGGTATGAGTAGTATAATCACCTGCTTTAGCAACTATCATACTATATAGCCTCAAACATTTGGTTTATTTCCACGAATTCCAGTCCATTCAGAAAACTGTGGTATATTAGGTTCTGATACAACAGGCTCTGTAAATGAAGGATCATTATCGCTTATTATTCCACCAGCACCCCTATAAGTATTTGTGCCAGCCCAAATTCCGTGACCTTCAATAGCTTTATCTGTTATTTCCAAAGCCTCACGCTTATAATCACCGTCCACCATTTGCGTAACATCGCCTTCTACCACAAGTACATCGTTACCTCTAATTTGAGTATAACGTGATCCATTTATTCTTTGATTTAAATTTCCGTTTACTTGAAGATTAACATTTCCCTCAATAAAAATATTAAAATCTCCACTATTTCTAAAAAATAATTCTTTTGTTTTATTATCTATAACCAATAATGATCCACATGGATATAACAAAACATTTCTATGCGGATAATTGGTTAGGGCTTCAGCTAAAGCAGTTGCAGCGTTGCCATAAGTTCCCTCGTATACTGGATGAAGTTCACTTCCTCCCTGGAATCTTATCAATACTTGACTTCCCACTGCTTGTATAGAAACAGAACCATAGTCATTACTACCACCATTAGGACTGTTTAACAACGGTACAGCCCATGGTAATTCGGAATCAACTATATTGTCAAATATTACAGGTATACGAACTCTAACCCTATAAAGATTTCTAGGATAGTTATTGTTTACCACTGTACCTACATGGTAGACAGATTCCTTTAATTCTCGTTTTTTATCTTGCATAATACCCTCAATAATTATAAGGGCCTTCGGCCAATTGACGAGAAGAATAGTTTATTGAAGTAACAGATTCATTAAAATGATCCACTATGTTCGAAGGTCTAGAAAAACTTAAGGATGAGGCACTAGACGGGTCTACCCAACTATTAGAGCCGTTATCATCACGTAACGCCATCAAACCCTCTACGTCTCGTAAATTGTCTAAATTAGACCTATAAGGAGACCTAGCATTATCCGCAGCAATTAAACTTCCACTAATCATGGATCCCCATTGATTTGTATTTTCTCCGTAGCCAGAAGTATCAAATGGTATTGTTGAATCATTCGACACACCTACCATGTCATTCCATAAGCCTGCGGCTGAACCAAAGCCTTGTGAGGAAGAATCTGAGGCTATTGAAGAATGGTATAAGAATTCATCTATTACTGCTCCACCACCAACATTGGATTCAATATATCCTCTGGATGAAGCTACTTTATCGGCAATTCTTCCATATAAATCTGCTACCATTCTAGTAGAATTTAGCATACCCATGGAAGCAGAGAATGACTGGACGATTCCTCCTGGTCGAGCAAAGGCAGCCGCTTTAGCAATAGGACTCATACCATCACTTTCCAAAGTATACTTGGCATCTTCAGCCGCATATTTAACTGTTTCATACTTATCTTTCATGGACGACATGGAGTCGGCAAAAGCACGTAAACCTGCCATAGACCTCTGTAGCATGTTCAATGATTTCTGTGGATCGTTATCAAAGGCATCCATATTAGATGCCATTACACCTGCTTGTGGTAAAGCATTTGATGCAGAATTTACATAAGACGAACTATTTGCGACTAATTCTTGCGCTTCTTCTTCAGCGGGCTTCATGGTTTCATCTATAGATTTAGCCACTGGTTGCATATCTTGGACATTGGTGCTACCGCTGTTAATAATAACATCAGGTGCTGTTGATTCTCTTATCGAAGTTGGTTCCATGCCTTTCAAAGTACCATCTCCTAATTCAGTTAAGGTCATTCTAACTAATTCTAGGCGCTCATAATAATCAGAGCCACCGCACACCGCTATTGTTTTACCAACAACTATATAAATATCCGAAGCTCGGGCAGTTTCAAAAGTTTCATTATTTGACTGTATGAGTAATACAGGATCTAAAAGTTGAACTTCCGTTACATCCCGTACTAATATAGATTGTCTTTCAGAAAACAAGGATAATAGTTTTAAATTTTGATAATGCGCTTTTTCAAAATTTGGATGCACATTACCGCAGTCTATATATCCATATTCCAATTTTGATCTATCTATAGTCTTATAAACTTTATCATTTATTGGCAAAAATTTTCCGGAAGTCTTTACCTGGACTTCTGAATTTATTTGATGCTCACCTTCAAGGTTAGGTATTACTTTTGTAGATCCGTAATTACCTGTTATATTTGCAACACCTGCATTAGACATTTCTCTAGCTTGGATAACATTATATATTATTTTTGAGTCATCTTTAAAATTTGTATTTACCACAAAGGCATATTTAATAGAAGCAACTGGTTTTTCGATAACATCTGATAAATTTCTATATTTAAGGATACCCATTGAGGTAAGACAAGCTACCATCGCAGAATGGTTGTCTATGTACCCGTGTCTAGCGACGTAATGTTGGGCAAAAGCCGCTCTAGTTTTAACTGTATTTATCCATACCTGATTGTCATTGAGGCTGCGTTTTACTACGGAAGACGGTCCGTCGTATTGTAACTTACATTTTGCAGCTAATTGCTGTAATACGCTTTCGGACGAACCAGAATACGCTTCTCTACCACATTCAGAAGTAAATTTAGGGGCATCATAAATACCAATAATATCTATTTGTGGACCCGCTCCTCCCATTACAGGTCTAGGTTTTACCATCCGATATTGCCTAGATACCGTTACAATAGATTTAGGATCACGACTAATTGTGACCAATATTTCATTACCTTCAGTAAGACACATGTCCTTAGATAGCCTTCCTGAAAAATCATTTAAAATCAATCTAATATTAGGAAATAAACAACTTACACCTTCCAGTAAAAAGATATTACTGATTATATTAGAACCAGATATTTCT